CGAAATAACAACGAGTTGACGATAGAATTGATATACACAGTCAGATTTTGTCCGGATGGGTTAGATCCAAAGTGTTGGATCAAATCACCGTTGTATGCCATAAGAGGATAACAAATGTCGGTCGCAATACCTTCCATGATTGTCACATCTCGCTCTGTGTATCCGCAGTGCTTTCCAATATCAATTAAGATTCGAAATGCACCGAACATCACTTGAGCGGGCATGCGCAGATCGTACTTGCTGTAATCGCCAGCCAATATTCTGTCCTTCCCGTATTTGGTGATGAATTTTGCAAGTTGGTCCCATTCAGGACCTTGTGCATTCACACCGACGGCACACTCAGATTCAAGTGGCAACATGGACAGTGTTCTGACAATAGGCAAATAGTATTTGCGGACTAACAATTGGAGAACTAAAGGCGCTCCCTGGAAAATACGGACTTTGTCCTTTGTAATTCTCGTGGGTTCGTCCTTCATGCACGCCTTGAAAATGGGATAACCTCTCTCTCCTGCGAGATAGAGTTCTTCCAACTCCTTTGCGTGATTCCAAAAACGTTCGTCCAAGCGGCATGGAAACTGATGTGATTTGTGTTCCTCTGGATCGAGCTCTTCCAGGAAATTCTTCTTGGGTCCCGTAAGAGGGAATCCAACGGAAGTTCCTGCTGGCATCTTATCAATAAAACGCAAACCATCAATTCCACACACGGTATCCATCTCAGAAAGTGGCGAAACATGCTTCTTAATGGAAGGAAATCTGTCTATCATAACAATCATGTGATCACGGTAATCATCTATTGCTTTGATTAACAGACTCCCCTCAACTCCACATGATGGTCGCGTAGAGTATTGTAAAGAAGCTTGCCACGGCCAACCTTTACGGAACTTGGGACCAGCCCATTGTTGAGGCACACCACAAACATCTCTGACATGATCAGAAATTATGGTGGGTTGGACAGTTGAATGGTACGTTGCGCGTCCAATCACTTGTCCATAATACTTACA